GCTCTATCCATCTGAGCTACTGACCCGTGAGGTAGTTCCTATCGCCTCTAACCCTGAACTACCAAGGGGGTCACAGCAGTGGTCTCTCAACCACCTTTATAGTATAGGGTAAACCCTGACTGGTGTCAAGGGCCTTAGTACAATGGAACGAAAATGACTTGAGTGTATCTCATTTCGTTCTTGAACTGATTTGTTGGTGTGTGTTGTCCGTGAGGAAACTGAGAGTCAAAAAGAACTGCACGATTCTTTTTACCCTGTACACTATGTATCTGTTTAACTTCATCCTTTCTCTCACGAATTGTTAGAACAAAGTCATCTGGTACCTCGTAAAAATTCATTCCTTCACCTTCTTCGTAGTGTTCATTTAAGAAGACTACTATCGCAATCATACCAGTCGATTCAGGACCATAATCATGTCTATCACGATGAGGTCCATACCAATGAGTTTTAAATACCGAATCAAACTCGTCAGTAAACCTAAAACAATTAACAATAAATTCTTTACTAGATCTTATTCGATCTACAGGAAAGTCAACAATACTTGACACCAAGTTCGGTAAAGTATGATCAAATGCATATGGAATAATTGATCCTTCCATATTTGATCGATACACCCTTCTCCCATCAAAAAATGTTTCGTTATTACCTTCCTGATCCCAAACTAAACTGACTGGCATCTTGGGAATTTGTGCAATAACCCCATCAACATCTTCATAGAAGTTATCAATGACTGTCACCTTGGCGGGTCCAACATCAAGTGTTTCAATTATGGGGTTTTTATTCAATACTAAAACTTTATTATCAAAAATTTCAGAAGGATCAATAATCATAAATCAACCAAATACAAGTCTTTTACTATAATCATAAGCATACTGCTCACGATATCCCTTAATACCCCAACCCAACCATCTATATGAGGGACGCATATATTGACTTACGGTTTGACCACCACCAGCGAAACTAGGAAGTGCCTTTTGGAACTGTGGTTCATTAATCATATAACGAACCTGACAATCTAGTTCACTTGGGTTACATTCATACTTACGAGCAAAGTTACCAAGTCCCCTATAACGACCAATAGAAGTCCATTGTATCAAACCATAACCTCCACTATAACATCGTTCATAAGGAACACGAGCACCTCCTTCACAAATGTTTGAATGGAAGTTTGATTCTGATTTAATGTTACCCATGATAGTTGACAGGGCATTACGATCATCAATCGGTGTATATTCCTGAAGTTTTGCAAGAACATACTGTTCATTGGGAGAACATGTAGGACATTTCCATTCCTTCTCAACCTCCACAATCACAACAGGTTTCTGTTCTTCTACAACAGCTTCTTTCTCTGTCACTGTCTCACTAGTGACTTCTGCAAGATGTTGGTCAAGAGTTTTTGCAGCAACACATGCACTACCAAGCAGTGTTGCTGAAACAGTAAGACCAGTAAGAAATTTTCTAGACATCGAAATAGTTATAAAATTCAAGTAAAGTTTATTTATTGTAATAATCCTTTCGGTAGTACCGCCCAAGGATGTTGGAATTGTAGTACAGGGGTGTCTCATCTGTCAACCGTTGAGACAGAACCTCGTTCAGAAACAACTGACGGGTCTCCTCAAAGTTGGTCTGACCCTTGGTATCATGTAAGGAAAGTATCTCTCTAGAGAATTTATTCTTACCAAAAAGGTTCACATCCTCTTTTAATTCAGGACATGAACCATAGTATTTTTTCCAATCGGATTCCTGTTTTACCTTACGTTTCTTTCCCTTAGGCGTTCTAAAAGACCAGAAATACTTGCGCCCAAGGTATTTTCGTTTGTTTGACTTATTGGTAATGAGATAAACAAAGCCAAAGTTATCCCCAATAAGATCGCCGGTAAAGGGTTCACCTTTAAACAACCAGGGGTTCTCGTAGTCACACACTCACTTTTCTTCATAGTCCTGAAATATGTAGTCATCAAGTTTTTTGGCTTTTATTTTCTTATAGTATTTGATTAGTTTTTGAAGGTCATCAGAGTTTGAATCCTGAGAAGGTATCTTTTTTGACATCTTGTTTGATACCTCCAACTACGTAGCTCTCAACTTCTGTCTCTTGTGGAGCAACTTGGAGACCTTTAGAAGAAATCCAATGTTGTGTCCAAGGAAGAGGATTGTTCTTGGCAGCAACATCATAGACAGGCTTGAGACCAATGGCTTTCATTCTACGATTGGCAACCCACTCAACATACTTCTTGAGTAGAGCATCATTCAGACCAATCATACTACCATCTTTGAACAAATGGTCTGCCCATCTCTTCTCTTCGTTGACAGCCTTATCAAACATTGCATACAACCACTCTTCCTCTTCCTTCATGATCTGTTTCATTTCAGGATCATCACCTGCAGCCCACTTGTTCAAAATGTTCTGGGTGATTGCAAGGTGTTGGTTTTCATCTCTGGCAATGAGGGAAATAATTTTTGCACTTCCCTCCATAAGTTTGAGTTCTCCAAATGCAAAACTGCAAGCAAAAGAAACATAAAAGCGGATACCCTCAAGAATGTTAACATTCGCAACTGCCCTAAAGAGTTTACGTTTTACATCTTTAATACTGTCCTGAGATACATGAGTATCTCTAAAATCAGTTGACCACAGTTCACCATTACCCCAGGATTGAGCACTGTTGATAAACGAATCATAGGATTCAGTTACACTCTTTGCTCTCTCCAAAATTCTAGGGTCTGTAATAATATGATCAAAAATATCACTAGGATCTGGATAGATATTTTTGATGATATATGTGTAAGAACGACTATGGATCATCTCCATAAATCCCCACACTTCCATACATGCCTCTAGTTCAGGTAGAGAACAGTATGGAATGAATGCCATACCAGGACCACGACCCTGAATAGAGTCAAGCATGATCTGGTACTTCAAATTAGAAGTATAGATATGCTTCTGTTCTGCTCTCAATGTATGATAGTCTGCTCTATCCTTCTGTAGAGATACCTCTTCTGGTCTCCAGAAGTACCCCAACTGCTGTGTTGTAAGTTTGTCAAAGACCGGATACTTATATGAATCATATCTTTGAATCCCTAAGGGTTTACCAAAAAACATTGGTTGTTTCTTGGCATCGTGAACTTCAGTATTAAATACTGTCATTCCCTTCACTGCACTCATACTATTATTAGTACCCACTGCTGTAACCTTAAATTCCATTGACATTCAGACTATTCCTCCATTGTTTCCAGTCTTGGTCTTCGTTTGGTACCCACCCATTACGAAACTTATTTACCATATTCACATGTCCCTTTTTCCACTTTATGTCAAGGGAACTACACAACTTGCAATAACCTGGTCGGTCAAGTCTCAACCAATTTTCATAATACTCTTGAGAGTTAATCCACACCTCAGGTCGTACATTTGGTAGTCTCCAAGGGGGTCGTCCTCTCATCGGGTTGTTCTTTGTCATCCACTCCGAGACGAGTGTCCTACAACGAGTCCCCTGTGTCTTACCCTTCATACCCCTAGGGTGGTGTCGGGTGTCTCCATATTTACCTTTACTCAACAACACAACCGAGTAGTTAAGTCCAGGGTGGTGTGGATATATTTTAGATAATAACCTATGAACGAAGATATGTTCTCTCAATGCCAGGGGGACGAGGTTAGAACTCTCGTTTCCACCCCCGAGACAACGGGGAACTATGTGGTGGTTCTCATACTGAACACCCTCACATAACTCCCTATCCCTACGGGAGAATATAAACTTGTCGTGTAGTTTTTGATAGTTCATACCCTTATTATACTAGGTTTTGTTACACACTACAACTCTCACACTCTCCCTCCTCTACTGATTCTAGTTCGTTTAATAGATTATTAAGTTCAGACTTCTCTTCAACCACCTCATCCGTTTTAATGTCGTAGGTATTTTGGTAGTAAGAAGTCTTCCATCCATACTTATATGTAGTCAGAAGGTCATTTGCCATCTGAGAAACAGGGACTTCATTGTCAGGATAGTTCTCTGGATTGTAACTCCAGTTACCAGAAATTGCTTGGTCAAAGAACTTCTGCATAACAGATACAACATTGATATATCCTGTGTTATCACTCATCTCCCATAGGAGTGTATAGTTATTCTTCAGTGTCTGGTAGGATGGAACAATCTGCTTAAGAGGTCCCTTCTTTGATTTTTTAATGGACAAGTAGTCTCTAGGTGGTTCGATTCCATTGGTTGCATTTGACACAACGGAACTGCTTTCCGATGGCATCTGTGCTGACAATGTTGAGTGCCGTAGACCAAAGGTGTTGATAGATGCCCGAAGACCCTCCCAATCATGCTCTAACTCCTGAGATGAAATCTCATCAACTTCTTTTTTATATGTATCAATTGGAAGAATACCATCGGCATACTTAGTCCTACCAAAGTATTCGCAGTGTCCTTTCTCTTGTGCAATCCGATTCGAAGATTTCAGTAGGTAATACTGGAAAGATTCTGACAATCCATGGACTGCATCCCATGCCTCCTGTGAGTTGTAATCATACCCCAGTTTAGCCAGGTAATGGGCCAGACCGATGAATCCTACCCCCAGTGACCTACGGGCCTTTGTGGTTACTTCTGCGGCCCTTACAGGATAGTC